AATACAAATGCCTCGGTAACTACGCAATTGAATAAGAATAAGATATTAGAGGCTATGCAAGATGAATATGGGGCAATTCAGCATTCATGTGATCGTGCTGGTGTATGTGTTGCAACTTATAGGAACTATTACAACAATGATGAAGAGTTTAGGGCAAAAGCAGATGCCATTAGAGCAGTAGTGAAAGAAAAGGTTGCCAATAGCTTAATTCGTAAAGCAATTGAAAAGGATGACACGTTAAGCCAAATATTCTTTTTAAAAACACAAGCTGGTTGGGTAGAAAAACGACAAGTAGAGATAACTCAAAAGAGGGAATTGATACAGATTGTTCCAGCAGATAAATTTCAGATTGATGAGGCAGAAGTAGTCGATGAAGATACAAGCGAATAAGCAATTTTACCAATGTGTAGAAAGTGTAGATAAAAGGTTTGTAATCCACAACGGTGGAACAAGATCGGGCAAGACATATGCCATATTACAATATCTTATTTACAAAGCACTAAACACAGACCCAAAGGAAGCCTTAAATTTTACTATAGTGAGGAAATTCCTCCCTTCACTAAAAGATAGTGGGTATAGCGACTTTTTTGAGATACTTAATTCGTGGAATTACTACCTTGAGAGTAACCATAATAAGACTGACCTAAAATACGTACTTAATGGGCATACATTTAAATTTCTAGCTACGGGAGACCAACCCGAAAGATTGCGTTCAATGAAAAGGGATATTCTTTACATAATAGAATGTCAAGAGTTAAGTAAAGAAGAAATGCGCCAGCTAAATTACAGAACAACAACGCAAGTCTTTATGTGCTATAACCCCTCAATGAGTGAACATTGGGTGTATGATCTTGAGGACAACAGAGCAGAGGATGTTGCGGTATTTGTAAGCACTTTTAAGGATAATAATTTTATTAGTGATATTCAGAAGAAGGAAATAATGAAACTTGAGCAGACTGACCCCGAAGCTTGGAGGGTGTTTGGTTTAGGTTTAAGAGCAAGTACAAATAAAGGTAGAATTTATAAGGGATGGGAAGAGGTGTCTGAATTACCCGAAGGGGCAGTATTTTATTCAGTAGATTTCGGATTCTTTCCCGATCCCTCGGTAATCCTAAAAATTGTAAGTGCAAATGAAAGTATTTACGTAAAGGAGTTGGCTTATTCGACCAAAATGGTTGATGAGGATATTATCATGGTTTTAAGGAATGCTCATTACATGGGTGAGCCAATATATTGTGACCACAACCAAAAACAGACAATAGAACAATTAAAAAGAAGTGGTTTTAATGCCCGTGAGGCTAGGAAGGGTAGTGGTAGTATTTTAGAAGGAATTAATTTTTTAAAGAGAGCAAGTGTTTTTTATCAAAAAGACTCAAAAAATCTTTTAAAAGAATATCAAAATTATAGTTGGAAATTAAAACGTGGATTTGATCCCGATGATGACAATGCGTATGAACAATTTCCCGAAGGAAAGAACGATCATAGCATGGATGCATTAAGAATGGGATATTATTCACATTTTTTTGTAGGAAATAAATTCTTTGTTATATAGGTTTAAGTAGCATTTTAGTAGTATATTTCTTATTAGTGTATGAATTGAATTTAGTTTTCTTACAGAAAACCCCCTATAGTTTTGAGGGTATTTTTTATTTTCGTTATTTTTGTCTTAAATATATATAAATGGGAATTTTCAATTGGGGAAAAAAGAAGGAGCAAAAAAATGATCCTCGGTATAATGAATTAATTTTTGGTAGATTTGGTGTATCTCCCATCATACAACAAAACCCATCAAAGGAAGCATTTATTCGTGAAGGATTTCAAAACAATGCTACGGTTTATTCTATCGTAGATTTGATTTCTAAATCAGCCTCAAATGTAAAAATGAGGGTTTATGAGAAAAAAGATAGGGGTGCTTTAAAGGAATATTCTAGTCTAATTGGTGGGGCATTTAATGACACATCAATGTATGAGGCTAAGAATGCTAAAAAGAGGGCATTGAAGCCAGCAGATAATTCTGAGTTGGCAAAATTCTTAGATAATCCTAATCCAATGCAAGGACAAGCTGAATTTATGATGGATTTAATTGCTTTTGAATGTTTAACGGGAGATGGATTTATATGGGGACTAAAACCCGAAACGGGAGGACAGAGTGGTAGGATAAAAGAAATGCACGTTCTACCTTCTCAACTAGTTGAAATTGAGGGAGGAACAATTACACAACCAATTAAGGGATACACTTTGAATTGGTTAAGCTACAACAAAGTAATTGAATCAGACCAAGTTGCCCACATAAAGAACTTTAATCCCGATTACTCAACGGCTGGTAGCCATCTTTACGGACAATCACCACTACAAGCAGCCTATCGTAACTTAGCAATGAATAACGATGCAATTACCACGGGTAGTAAATTCCTTACAAATCAAGGTGCTAGAGGTATATTAACATCAGAGGACAATATGCTTACGGCAGAACACGCTGCTGCATTGAGGGATAAATACAAATCAATGTATTCGGGTGTTGACAATGCTGGTGAAATAATGGTAACCAATCACCAATTTAAGTGGTTAGAGATGGGATTACCAGCAGCAGATTTAGCATTGATAGAACAATACAATTTATCAATCAAAGATTTGGCATCGGTGTACAAAGTTCCTTCAATACTTCTGAATGATACTCAAGCAAGTACGTTTAATAACTATCGTGAGGCTAAAAAATATCTTTATTTGCAAGCAGTATTTCCAAAACTAATTGCGGTAAGAGATGAGTTGAATAGGTGGTTAGCACCAACATATGGTAGCCAATATTACATTGATTTTGATTTCTTGAGTGTTCCCGAATTACAAGAGGACATGGAGAAGGTTGTAAAGCAACTTAGTCTTGCTTGGTGGCTTACACCAAATGAGAAGAGGGCAGCTATGCAATACGAACCAATTGAGCAAAAAGAAATGGACGAAATACATATGTTGGCTAATTATATTCCAATATCTGATGGTGTTACACCAAAAGAAGCTGGAGGTACGTCTCAACAGATGTTAAGTGATACTTCGGACTACATAAATAAGTAAAGTGTGTGCTATCCCAATTTTTACGAGGATTATGACTCATTCATCTCAAGATGCCATCATGAGTTAGATTATCAAACCTTAAATAAAAATTTTAGACAAAGAAGGAGTATGTATTTAAAGGAGGGATTAGGTGATATCCCTTTTTTACTGAATACAGAACGCCAAATGCAAAAATACATTGAGGAGTATGCCTTAGAGGTTGAAATGCAATTGGATGAGACATATAATGATGTGGCTTTGTTTTTAGCGTTAAATGGCATTGATTCGGGTTGGGATTTGTTAATTAACAATAACGGCTTAAAAGAAATACTTCAAGACGGATATGTGGATGTAGGTATATATACTGATGACAGATATTCAAGAAAGTATGGTGGAGAATCATCTGATAATCTAACAATGACTTTTTTTATGATTTCTGTTTTGCTTTCTAGATTTAATATTGGCAATCCATTTGTTAAAGCAACGGTAGACCAAATAAGTACCGTTATACGGAATGGTACTTCAGATGAAGATATTTTTGACAAATTAAAAAACCATAACAACAGACCAAGAGCAAGAGTAATCTCCACAACTGAATTGGGGTTTGCTCAAGGATCAGCGGAATTGTATGCAATGAGGAAAATAGCAGAACAGAAACCCGTAGCAAAGTATTGGGTGGGTGTTTTAGATGATAGGATAAGAGATAGCCATTTTGAGGCAACCTCATTCTACACAAGGAGTAACGCAATACCTTTGGAAGATTCTTTTAATGTAAATGGCAGTTTAATGAAACATCCACATGATTTTTCTGCACCAGCAAAAGAATTAGTGAATTGTCGTTGTTATTTAGGATATGTTTTATAGATTTGTATTGTAGGCGGATTTGTGGTGGATTTGTTTACATTTTATGTTTGAAATATTTGTGTAAAGAGTGTTCCTAAAAAGAATGCTCTTTTTTTTATTTATCTTTGGTGCAAATTTAAATTTATGCTGAAGTTTAAGGGAAATTATTTTGATGAAATGGATGACGAGGATGACAAGGGAGTCATCAAGGGATATGCATCAATGTTCAATAATGTCGATTCCGACAATGATGTAATCACAAAAGGTGCTTACGCTAAAACTCTACAAGAAAACTCAGATCGAATAGCATTTCTTTATCAGCATAATATGCAACAACCAATTGGTAAGCCATTGTCAATGAAAGAAGATGACAAAGGTTTATATATTGAGGCTAAAATATCAAATAGTTCTTTAGGTAAAGATGTCAAGACAATGGTGTCTGAGGGAATATTAAAAGAATTTTCTGTTGGATTTATTCCAATAAAAGAAGAAGTTGTTGGTAATTATAATCACATAAAAGAAATTAAATTATTTGAATTTTCTTTAGTGACATTAGCAGCAAACCCAATGGCTCAAGTAACCGAGTACAAAGGGACAAAATCAGTTGATAATTTAATAGATGAATTTGACGAGTTGATAAAAATATATCGTAAACTTGACAATCCTCATTTAATTGAATTTCAATTAAGAATGCTACGTGAAAAATCTTCACTTATACTTTTAGAGTCTCAGAAATCTGAACTAAAAAAGGAGTCAGTCGAAAGCACAAGAATAGCAGACGAATTAGATAACTTTTTGTTAAAATTATAATGGAAGAAATTAATCAAAAGCTTACTGCCATCAAGGATGGTCTTGAGCAAACGATTGATCAAAAAATTGGTCAGTCAATCGAAAAAAATATGGGTGATGATTTTAAGGCACAACTGAAAGGTGAAGTCGGAGAATTGATATCCAAAAGAGATGAAACTATTTCAGCACTTAATACTCGTATTGATGGAATGGAAATGGATAGGCAAAAGTCTTTAGCTAATGCCCCAGCCAAATCCTTCAAGTCTGAACTTAGTGATGCTTTAAATGAGAATAGAGAATTTAAGTCATTCCTAGAAGGTAATTCTAGCAAGGCTACTTTGAATGTAAAGGCTACTATGGTAACTAGTTTAAACGCTAGTGGAAACACCGTACCAGCCTCTGTATTAAACGGATTCTACTACGATCCTACAAGAACGGTTAGAGTAAGAGATTTCTTACCTACAATACCCACATCTTCAAACACGGTTCGTTACGTACAAGAGACTTCTTATACTAACAATGCTGCTGCGAGAATTGAAGGTTCTGCTTATGGAGAGTCTAGTTTTGTCTTAAATGCAGTTGATGCGCCCGTAAGAAGCATTGGTTCTTACATGACATTGACTAAGGAAATGCTAAACGATGTACCTCAGTTGTCATCTTACATTTCTACAAGACTACCAGCTAAGGTAATGAATGTCGAAGATGCCCAATTATTGACGGGTGGAGGCACGGGTGCTAATCTCCAAGGTCTGATGACTGCTGGAGGAGGTGCTGCCTTTAACGAAGCATCTACGGGAGAATTTTATCAGTTCTTTGGTGCTGGTGCATCTGCATATACAAATGAGTTTGATGTTTTGGTTGCTGCAAAGAACCAAGCGCAAATTCTAGAGTATTCTCCGAACGTAATTATGGTCAGTTCTTCTGATTATAACAAAATGTTCTTGAGGAAAGATGCTAATGCTAACTACGTTATCTTCACAAATGGTGTTCTAACTTTATTGGGTATTCCAATAGTAGTGAGTAATGCAGTTGCTGATGGTAAGTTTATCATTGGTGATTTTGCCCAAGGTGCTACACTTGCTCAAAGAGAAGGAATGGAAATTTCTTTTGCAGAGCAGAACGAAGCCAACTTCATTAAGGATTTGGTAACCGTTAAGGCTACGGAGAGAATTGCATTGCCAATTCACAACCCAAATGCTTTTGTATGGGGAACGTTCTCAAGTGCTATTGCAAGTATGAATGTATAAACCACTTTTGTGTGTTTGTTTTGAGAGGGGGGTGCAATTTGCATCCCTTTTTCTTTGTTTTTATATTTTTTATTATTAGAATTGTTTTATGGAAGAAGAATACGATTACATCAACCCGAATCACTATAAAGTAGGAGGTAAGGAAACCTTTGAAATGATGATTGATATTTGGGGCAAGGATGCGTTTATTAAGCATTGTGAGATGACTTCTTTTAAGTATAGAATGAGAATTGGCATAAAGCCTAATCAGCCAATAGAAAGAGATTTAGAAAAGGCTAGATGGTACGAATTAAAAGCAAAACAATTAAAAGATGAGAAATAGATATTATAAATTAAGAGAAGAGGTTCTTGATGTTAGAAAAAACATAAAAGAGGTAAATGAAATTATAGAAAAATATTTAAATAAAGAAAAAATATTTCTTAGTGATATCAATAAAATGAATAAACTTTTAGGGCATAAAATTCCAACGGAAATGACATCTGTTATTCAGAGTAAAGAATACATTTAATTTTCTTTTTTTTTGTTTTTTTTGGTTTATGAAGTCACCTTTAAAAGGGGTGGCTTTTTTTATTTATCTTTGTTAAAAAAATAATTATGATAATCAAGGGTTTACTTAATATTATTGAAACTGTAATACCATTAGCGGGAGAAGTTGTAGAGCAAGTTAAGTCTACAGAAGGTGGCGAAGGTAAATTTAAACTAACACCTAGATTTATCAAGCAAGTAATAAGATTGCTCGTAGCGGGTTGTGTCATGTATATGTTCATAAGCGGTAAGATAGGTTTAGAGGAAGCGCAAGATATTATTAAATAATATAATGAACGAATGGCTTACTCAGCATTGGGCAGAATTGATGGCATTACTAGGAGTTGGAGCAACGGGTGCTGGCGGAAGTGTACTTGGACACAAACTAATTGACAAACAACAGAACGCTGCTTTGAAAAAACACGATAATAGATTGACGGATTTAGAAAAGAAAGTTACTAGTATAGAGAGTGATGTTAAAATTAATAGCACCTCAGACCAACAATTTAGAAGTGAAATAGGACACAGACTAGGTAGTATTGAGTCTTTAAATAATAAAATTTTAGAACATTTATTAAAATCAAAATAAGATGGCAAAAATGAAAGTGAAGACTGCTTTTTTACATGAAGGCAGAAATTATGAGAGCGGTGATTTAATTGAAGTTTCTTCAAGATCAGACCAACAACATTTACTTAGAACGGGACAAGCTGAGATGGAAACATTAAATTTCTTTAAGGAAGAGAAGAAAGTAATTCAGACCAAAGAATTAAAGATTGAAAAAGAGACTAAAGAAGAGGTTTCTGATATTGATTCTTTAAGAAAGCGTTATTTAGATAAATTTGACAAAGAAGCTGATAAGCGGTGGAAAGAGTCTAGACTTATAGATGAGTTAAAAAATGATTGATTATAAGATTGCTGATGCAAGCGGAGAGGCGAGTGGCTATTCCTACTTGACCTTAACAGAAATAAAAAGTTACTTAAAAGTTGACGCAAGTACAGATGACTTGTTATTAACTGATATGTACCATGCAGCAGCAGCTTATATTGAACGGCAATTTAAGCAAACCTTAAAAAAGAGAGATATTGTTATTCAATTTGATTCAACGGAAAAATACATTGATTTATTATTTTCTCCCGTTACGAGTATAACTTCTGTTAATTATTGGGTAAATGATGCTAGTGGTACTTTTACTGATCCAGCTAATTATTCTACTTTTGGTTTAATTGGTAGTAGGGCAAGGAGTACGGTGTTAACTTTTAATCAAGGGTATGATAAAGTAAATGTTTATTATACATCAGATGGAAGGGTTGTCCCTAGTGAAATTAAGTTTGCTACGCTTGCTTATATCAAGGTAATGTACGATAATAATAGAAATTTCTTTGATAAGGATACACCAACACTTCCTCCAACAGAGACAATACAATTAATGTCTCCGTACAAACCCATTGTTATATGAGCATGAGGGAAAGAGTTGATCTTAAATTAAGATCATACACGACAAGTACAACGGGGCAAAAATCATTAGATATTAGTTCTGTAGTTACTACGGTATGGGCAGATATTTATCAGCGTAGAAACGATTTACAAGACCTTACGGGGACTCAAAATATTCTAGAGGGTGATTGGGTGTTTAGAATAAGAAACCCTCAATTAGACCCTCCTATATCAAAATCTAATTTTATTTTATGGAGGGATAGAGAATATAGCATTACATCAATTTCAGCACAAGAAAGTTATCAAAGAATGGTTGATGTTACTTGTCGTGTGATCGAATGAGTTTTAAAGTTACACATGATACTAAAAAAGTAATGCTAAGTGTTAACAGACAATTATTAGCTAAAAGAAAGAATGTAAATGAATCTTTGGCTAAATACATTGTTAAAGTTGAGGCAACTGCAAAAGCTAATTTAGTATCTAATGGTTCAAATTATCAAAAAGAATTAACGGGTAGTTTTAAGGTAGTCAACAAACTAAATATGAATAAAGGTGGGTATATAAACTTATTTGTAAATGCCTCATATGCACCTTTTGTTGAGTTTGGGACAAAAGGAAAATGGTCAGCTCCTTCAGAATTAGGATCATATCCTAGTAAATTTAAAGGGACAAAAGGAGAGTCGGGTAATGTTACAAAAAGGCTAACTAAGTATTTAAAGGACAGAGGCAAGCAAGAATCTGAAATAGGTGGATTAATTGCTAATATGTTGAAAAACGGAACGAGAGCAAATCCATTTTTCTTCCCAGCGGTATTCAGTAATACGTTAACTTTACGGAACGGATTGAGAAAAGCATTAAAAAAGAAAAGATAACACATGGCAGCATTAACGGGAAATAAAATAAAGGATAGTTATTTAGGTTTATTGAAAACTACTAATAGCGGAATCTTAACATCAAGTTTTGTTAGGATTACTGATGGTGGAGGAAATAATACACAACTATATCTTTCAAATGCTGCAATTAGATTCTACGATGCTTACACATTCCCAAATGCAGATGGAACTTCGGGACAAGTTTTATCTACGGATGGTAGCGGTAATTTAACTTTTAGTGAGTCATCAGATAATCAAACTTTAGAAGAAGTTTTAACTTCGGGAAATACGGCTACACTAGCGATACTGAGTACTGCTGATGGGAATACATTTGGTAGCACAACATTTGATGCTGCGGTAACGGGT